TACACCCGTTACAGGGTTTGTGTAACTTGCAGTTTCAAACCCTGCTCTAAATAAATTACCTGGACTAAATGTGTTCCCAAACTGCTCATCACCTGAAGGACCTGCTAGACCTAAAGCAGTTTTGTAGTTTGAGTAAATGCCTCCTGCTCTGCCCACATCACCCACTGCCTTAGTTAGATTATTATAATCCTGGGCATAAGACATATTGTTTAACACCACAGGAAAAACGGCAGTTGCTCCTAAAGCACCTGCCGTTGCTGTTTTGTTTAATCCGCCTTCCAGGCCCTGATCACTGGACAAACCTCCACCACCTGACAACCTGCCCTGGTTGAAGAATGAATTAACATATTGTTGGGCAGGTGTTGCCATTATGCATCTTCTTCCAGGATAAGTTCACCCTGCTCATCAGTAATGTCTAAACCTAAAATTGTCGGATCTTTTCTTTGACCAATTACCATCCATTCAACCTGATCCGTGCTGTCTGAATTTTCAGATTCTATAGTTAGAATATTACCACTGACAGAACCTTTAAATTTATCCCATCCCTGGTTATTCTGAATAAACACCTGGCAGTTTTTAACTAAACTATCAAATGTTCCTGGACTCATTCCTGTTGCGTTGTCCAGGTTAACCTGTCCAACACCTGCAACACCTCGGTAAATTAAATCTGCTTTGTTGGACTCGATACAAGTGTGTCTTAATTTTTTTCCTTCAACACTTGGGTGATCAATATAAAAACTTTTTGATGCACCTGTTATAGAACCTGTTGCTTGAAAATTACCACCAACAATCATAGTACCTGTACCTGATTGACTAGAAGTAATTTCAAGTCGGTTAGCATTATTAATACTACTGAAATTCCATGTCTTAAATGCCCCCGTGGAATCAGTTGCAGATATTTTTAAAACCCCATTATCACTTGCTGTCATGGGGGCAATTGCATTTAAACTTCCATAGCAATTTATTGAAGTGGATCCGTCATTAAGTGGATTAAATATTTTTAATCCAGGGTTTGAGGATTCTTTAGAAATTTGAACATGGTCATTACTTAAACTATCACTAAAAAGTATACTTTTACCTGTAGGGATGGATGCTGTGATTCCTGATAAAACTAATTGAGGACTGGTAAAACTACCCGTACCTAAGTCTAAGTCACCTGTTGTTATATTTAAATTTCCACTAGTATCAATTGTTGTTCCACCGACATTGACATTATTTTGTGAATTAATTGTTCCCTTACTGACTCTACGAAAAGCAGAGTCAGTTGCGGACCAAATAAGAAAATAATCATTGTCTGAAACATTAGCATCGGCAATTACATTAAAGTTAAATATAGAGTCAGCTAGACTACTTTGTTTCAAGTGAGTGTTGTCAATAACCGCACTAGAAATACTAGCATTACCTACTAAATTATTTAAGTCAGTTGCTGTAATTTGCTGACCACTTTGAAAACTTGAACCTGGTGTTATATCGCTCATATTAATTAAATTCCGTTGTTTGTCTACTGCCAGGCATTGCTTCAAATGCAATGCGTTTGGCAGAGAACCTGCCTGCAAAGTTATTACTTATTGTTGCCTTTATTGACTCCCCTCGGCCCCTTAAAGAAGTGCGTGTGTTAAAAGTACCTGAGCCAATGTTGCTTTGGTTTACTATTGTGTCTATTCCGTCAGGGTTTTCACTTTCAATGTCTACTCGAAATGAATTATTTGAGTCCTGACCTTGCCAGGAAACCATTGCTCGACGGAAATGCTTTTGCTCAAAAGTTTTAAACCTGTAGGCCCTGGTTGTAACCTTAGATTCAAAGTTTTCAGTGCCCCCGTAATAAGTATCAACATTACTTTCACTAGTTTCCAGGTTAAGAATTTTACTGCTTGAATGAAGGGCAATGAGTTGTGATGAACTTGAAAATATACTAAATAATTTTATTACTCCATTTGGCACAGAATCCACACTTTCAAAAGCCTGCAAAATTGTGCTGTAAACATAAATTTCATCCCCATCGCATAAATAATATCTGCCCCTGAAAAAACAGGCAGATGCATTTGCCTGGTCTATACTATCAATCAAATTATCAATGTCCCTGGATAGAGCAACATCTGCCACCCGTACTGCCTGGACAGGCAAACCTACTCCACCTCCACTTTGGCTATTTAATGATAAACCATAAATGCCTTGTGGTGATAAAAATAAAACTTCAGAACCAATTACCTGAATAGTTTTACGGGCGATACAGCCTAACTGGTCAGTTATTCGTGTTATAGCCAACCTGCCACCCTCAACTGAACCTTTCATCTCATAGACCCCTTGTACTGCATGAATTGAATGATTTTTAAATACTAATAAAGAATCATCGGCCAGGGGTTCCAGGGCCGTTATGGATCCACTTTCACCTGAGTCAATTACCAACCTGTTTGTAATTGGAAAATTATGGGTTGAAAGAGATGAGGAAATTGCCAATTCATTGTCCCCAAACGGGACAATTAATCGGTTACCTGCCCAGGTTGCAAAGTCAGCAGGTGGGCACTCATTGTCCACGGAATATAAAATCCCCTGGATCCCCCCTGTTGAGTTAAGTGCAGGGTGCTGTGTCGTACTACTTGTAAATTTTATAACCTTGTCGGTAATGCTTAACACCTTCCAAATATTGTCAGTTGGTCCACCTGAACCAATAAGCCCAACAACTCTAAACTTTTCACCAACATTCAAACTTGGTGTTTCCGTGCATGTAATTGTATGGACATTTGTTCCCCCTGCGTTCCTAACATGACCTGAAAAATTAACCTGTTTAAAATGCTTAAATTCTGTATCGCCTTTTGCAAGCCTCAGAACATCATGCCCAAGTGAATCACCTTCTGTAAATGGAAGTGTTGGTCCCTTACCCTGGAACAATAAAGTATTAACTTTTGTGTTTAGTAAGAATGCATTAGTCAGGGTATAATTGTAAGGCAGTGCAGGGAAAGTAACCTGACTAACCAAAGTGGGACCATTGTAAATATGTGCATACTTTGCATTCCCATTTGTTGAAAATACCAGGACATTATCCTGGGTGCTTCCTGAGTCATATGGCACAGCATCCATTGGTGTTTCCACATTGTTTGTCGATGCCCCCAGGTATAAAGTGCAACCTTTTCTTGAACGGGCTGTGCCCTTATCCAATCTTATGTTTTTGGATTCACTTAATACCCCTTCACTTAATTGTGTAGGGTCTAGCCTAGTGTTTAGACCAATAAAACCTTCGTCACCATCGAGCAAAGGTTTTTCATCAAAACTGCCATAAGCTGAATACCTCATTTTTTATTTTTCTGTAATAAATAAATTTTGTACCCCATGTAAACACAGGTGAGTAACCCTGCTGTGACTGAAAGAATTTCATCAAAGTTCCCCAGGGTAATTGTTGCCAGGCAACCTGAAAATCCAAGCATTGATGTTCTGTCCATTAGATTACTTCCAGTAAAATTATTAGAAGAATTATAACTAACAATGCAGTGAACATCTTGCCTTTAGTGCTAAGGGTTTTGTAATAGTCTTTTAATAACTTAAAATTCTTCATTTGTTTTGACTTGGTCTAATTGGAAATGGTGCCCTGGTAGCCTGTTTTTGTGCTTCTGTCCTGGCACATTGGGTTGCTGTTTTGCGAGCAACCCAAAGTGGAATTGTCAGGTAAGCTAATAAACAGGCCCCTGCTATTTTTAATATGTTTAAAATGGTGTTTTTAAATTCATCAAAACCTGATGCGTGGTCTGACATTTGTGCAGAAACTAATGCCTGAACATCTCCGTGTGAAATTGCTTCCAGGGTTTTTTTTGCCTTTTCATTCTGACTTACTTCCTTGTAAATTTGCCCTGCTCCTGCTCCCAATGTTCCACCTGCTATTGCTCCACCTGGTCCCCCCAGGGAACCAACACCTGCACCTATGCCCCCACCAATTGTGGGTGCAAAGGTTTTTAATCCACATCCTGAAGTGAACATAATTAATAGAGCAAACCAACGCATTAGACAGGGTCAGGATTAGTCCACTCGTCTGTGGCTAACACTTCTAATATTTCTTCGTGATTGTACTCCGTCTTGCCGAGCAGAAAGGATGGTTGCGTGCCTCTATACTTAACTAAAGTTTTTGATCCGTCTAGAGAATAGTGTAACTGACTTACATTACTTTCTAAAATAAGTTCAAAATCAATAAAAGCCACATCGTCTTTTGAAATAATTGTGTATTTTCTAGGTATCATAATTATTAAGGTGCATCGTTTATAAATTCAGGTGAGCCACCTGTGACTGAAGCATTTCCGTAAGCACCTGCTAAATTTGATATTGTTCCAATAATGTTACCACTTGCGGGGGATCCTCCACCACTACTCGTATCACTCGCTCCGTCACCCATTCTCCAATAGCCTATTAAGTCAGCTGAAGAATTGTAATTGCCTTGGTCTACCTGTAAATCAATTGGGTTGCCTGTATTATAAATTGTCGCAACTGCTTGAGCATTTAAAGCACTAGAAAAAATAGCACACTCGTCAAGTTTGCCTTGGAGGTAACTAGGTCCGTGATTGGAATGCCAACCTAATTTCGTAGATACAGAATTTGTTACTAATGATGTGGTAGAACTTGACCCTTGCAGGACACCATTTACATAACCTTTGACAGTTGAATTATCATGCGTAATACATAGATGATACCAATCTGTAGTGCTTGTAAATCCACTTCCAAAGAAATGCCCTCCTGTTCCGAAAAATTCTAAAACACCTGAAGATAATCGCATTGAATAGCCATTTGTTGACACATTATGTCTTTGTATTAGCTGGTGAATGCCAGTATTGGCTTGTTTGATCCAACCACTTAAAGTTAATCCTCCTGTCGGCATCAAAGATGTAGTAGTACCGCAATCAAGTTTGTCAGTTGCTCCATCAAATACAGCAGAAAGATTATTTGTTACGGCAGTTACTGCACTAGAAATACTATCATAGTCGTAAATGCTCCAACTTGTTCCATCCGAAACCTCAATGGCTTTAGTGTCTGTGTTAAAAATACATAAACCTACTGAATGCGAAGGTCGTGTGGAAGTTGTGTAATTTTGTAATGTACTCATTTTTTAAGCTGAACTATCTTGGTTAAAAACATACCATTGTACGCTTTCCCATACATAAATTTTGTTTGTGTCTTTCGCATAAACAATTGTGTAGTTAGGTGCATTGTTTGCGTTTATAAAATCAGTTTCATTGTTAAAAACTTCTATTGTAGGAAATGTTAAATCAGTATTAAATGACTTATAAAACACACACAAAGTTGCATCATTTGCACCTGCTGTTGTTTCAGCTACATAAAGACTATTTGTGTCAGTGGTAAAATATAATTCACCCTGGACACACTCCTTTTTGAACTTAGATTTATCAGCATCAGTCCCAGTTTTAAATTTTAATTGAAACTCTTTACGATGTAAATTCATATGCCAGTGGCATTAGGTTGAAACTCTGCAAGCCCTGCATCACTTGCCCCTGCTGTTGCCTGGGCAAAATAAAGTTTTTTTGTGTCCGTGGCGAAATAAGGTTCGCCCTGGACACATTCCTTTTTGAACTTTGATTTGTTTGAGTCAGTCCCTGTTTTAACTTTCAACTGAAAGTCTTTTCTATGTAATTTTTGCTGTGCCATGACTACTTAGCTTGCTGTACCTGCTGAAATGCAAGGAGAGGATGGGCGGAGGCGTAGGTCGGATGATGAGTCTACATATAATGGATCGCCATAGAAATTGTCTGTACCCCCTGTGTCGTTGGTTGTACCCATGTTATGGAAGCAACAATTAGTAGAAGAGTTAGAATAATTCTGACTTACTTTTGAATTATCATTTGTACTAAATATACAATCCTCAAAAGTAAATATTGCATCACCCCGCTGAGTGAAACCACTAGTATTAGTCATATCGAAAAAGATACTACAATTCGTCATAGTCATGCCTGACGTGTAATTGAAAGGTCTTGTGCCAGAAAGTCTTAAACAAAACTCACAAAATTCAATAGTAGCTAAGTCGGTAATACCGACATTTGATTTGATTATGCTTTGTGATACATCTATTGTGTGAACTGTTTTACTGTTTTGTAGCTTTGGCTGGTTAGCGTAAACCACCGTATCATCCGCTGGTGCAAGTATTTCAAAGTAAAAATTTTCAAAGTAAAAACCTGATACAACGCTACCTACCGAATTAGAAGCGGAATTAATTTGAAGTTCCCTTTGTGTAGATCCTCCTAATATCTTTGCACCAAGATGATTGAGCGATTTATAAGTAACTCCGTCTTCGTCCCAAATAATGTTGGACGATATATTATAGTCTCCATCTAAGAAATAGATAATACCTCCACTTCCTGCATCTGTTTCTGCTGAACCGAGTGATGAATAAGCGTAAGCGTTTGTAGCACTTGTTCCGTCTGCTGAACCTTGTGCTGTTGGTGCGATATATACTGTTGCCATAATATTAGTTAGTTAAGTTAGGTTAAGCGATTGAACCGCCTGAGATTAAGATTGGTGCTGGGTTTGCTCCAACGTCAGGTAGATTGTATCCTTGTCGGATGGGTAATCCGTTAGCTCCTTTAGTGTCGGAGTCTCCGCTAATGACTGAGATTTTCTCGCCTGAAGTTGGTTCAGTAACCTCAATGTCAGGCTCTCCTGTATCATTTTCTAAAGTGAATGAGGGAAGGTCAGAAGCTAATGCGAAGCGAGACGGTGTGCCTGATGTTCCCTTGGCTACTCGTACCTCAGCGGAGGAGTCTTTTAAGACATAGGTAATATTCCCGTCCGCATCCACGACAACCACTGCCGAATTAGATGGGTTATCCATCACTTTAAAAGATTGCTCAGGGCTTGCTCCGATGTGTGGATTATCCGTGCCTCGAAGTGCGACAGTTAGAGGTGTTTGAACATCCGCAGTAACAGGTTGGAATGAGCAAGTTCCGTCTCCATCTTCCCTTAAAAATTTTGTTCCACCTGTTTGGCCTGTGGATGTTATTGCAGTTCCATCAATACTGCTTTGTGTAGCTAAACTGCCTAAACCTGAAACACTACCACTTGGTAAATTACCAGTTACATCAGATGTTAAATCAATTTGGTTTCGTGTTATTTCCTGACCATTAATAGTAATATAATCAGATGCACCTGCTAGAGTTACATTAGTTGAATTGTCCGTACCTGAAGCATCTACACCTAAATTTGTCCTGGCAGTTGATACATTTGACAAGTCACTTAAATTATTACTGGCACGAAGGTTTCCCACATTTGCCAGGTTAATAACATTTGCCAAACTAACCCGTTTAGTTGTACCTGCTGAAGACCCTGTTGGGTCATCCACATCCGTAATCGGCAATATGTCGGTTCCTTGAGGATCCGACAATTGATCTAAATTACTTATTATTTTATTCATTTATTTATTCCTTAATTGAAAGCCAGGTAAGACCCGTCTTCAGTTTGCAAAAATGCCCCTGATTCAGCCTGGATAACTCCATCAGGACCAACATCAATGCCAACTATTGAGTCAGCATCAATGTCACCAATGTGTAATCCTAGTCCTAAAAATGGCATGTTATTTATTAATTAAAAGACAGGCACCTGAAACCAAAGTTAGTGAAGTGATGGGCATATATATAACCTGCCCCTGGGCAAAAGTTGTTCCATCACTTATTAAGTCTGCTGAATTTTCCATTGGTCCCGTAATGGCACCAATGACTGAATCTTCGGTAAACTGAACAGCACTGAATTTGCCTGTTGTCGCATTTGTAGTGTTAACATAAACGCACCCATTGGCACCCATGCTGTTTGCGATATTGATTGCTGATACTCCCATAATATTTAATTAGTTTGATAAATGTGCCTGGTAATGGTGTTGTTATAACTACCTACCAGGGGTGTGTTTTGTTGCTGTTGTTTTTCCACTCGATCAATCTGCTTTAGTAGAAATTCCTCCGCCCTGGACTCCTCTACCTGGGCCTTATCATACTGGGAGTCTCCACGGAAAAAATCTGCCAAAATAGCAGACAATAAATAACTTTGTAAAAAGTCAGGTATGTCAGTTGATGCATCTGTATACGGGGTAAAAGCCTGCCTGGATAAAACATAAACACTTGCCTGGGGATACTTCGGATCCAGGACAATTCTCCCGTCAATTAAAGTGTAAAAAATAGATAAAGCACTAATGTCACTATAGGGTGATTTGTCATAAACATTTAAAATGTCATTACTAATCGTTGCTGTTGCTTTAGCGTATTCACCTTGGGTGCCTACGCTATAACTTTGTATGCTAATTAACTCAGGCCACCTTGCTCTAGTCCAGGCATCCTTAGCACGAATATTTAATGAATTTATAAAGAAAAACTTATCAGTTGCATTTAGGCTTTGAAGCCCTGCAACTGACTTGAATTTATCTTCCAGGTCATCGTAATTCATCCCTGCTGTCCCCCCTGACCAGGTAATATTACCTGACTTGCCTGGCTGTAATTATGCCTGTTAAATTGTGAACGGGGTCTTTCCGTAAAAAGATTGTGCCTGTATTGCTTGCCCGTGTTTTTAACTTTGCTAATTGCTTCCAGTAAAATCTTGTCAGCAAATTGCTCTTCTAGTATTGCCTTCTGATTTTGCCCGTCTGACTTTAAATATAAAACATAGGCACCCTGGACCATATACTCAAAAAGGTTAAATGGTATTACATTTGTGTCACCTGACCCGTTACCAAAAAAGCCTGTTGTACCCTGTGGGTTAATTAATTGTTTAATCGAATTTTCAATATCGTTTTTGTAGGAAACATAAACAACTTGCCCATTTAAATCTTGGTTAGTTAATATTTGAACTGCCCTAGATCCTATATTACTTATTGTCTCAAAAAATATATATTCTTTTCCGTTAATATTTGTTTTCGGATCCAATTTGAAAATATTTAAAATAGAATCAACATTGCCGTCCCCAACCCCAACTTCAGTGCTAGAAGTAAAAGCATCATTATCCTTGTTAAATATCCTTATTTGCTTGGTTACATTTAAAGTAACTTCTTCGCCAAAATGGCAAAACTCAGGCCAGGGATATGACTCGTATGCTTTTCTGAAATATTGTTTTAATGCATGACGGAATAAATTTTGATCAAAAGTGTTTAATACATCTACACCAATAAGTGCTTTGAATTTAGATTCAGCATCAGTAAAACTTTGGTTCTTTGTGTCCATTAATCAGGTTGAATCCTGCACTCAGGATTATCACGCATAAAAGAATCTCGGCTTTTTTTATCGTCCCAAAAGCCAGGATCTTGCTGTTCCATTCTCACAAAAGTTGTTAAGTCAATCGCACCTGTTGGCTTCATGCTTTTTAAACTAGTGCCTTTTAAATGCTGATTGTCCCTGGCAACCTTGCGTTGCCGTTTCATATAAGTCTGCTTTTCGTAATATGCTTTTTTATTATTCTCCCTGGCCAAATAGTCATTTAACTCACCATCTGACATGCTTTTCTTACCGCCACGAATTATAATATTAAGACTCATAATAAATATAAAAAGGGGGAGCCACTACCCCACGAACTGGCTCCCCCATATTTTCATAACCAGGACCTATTAAACCTGGTTAAAAGTTAAACTATTGATCCCAATGGTTTACCTGCACTTGTTGGAGTGATGGTTAACATTGTACGGGCTAAACCTCGTTTACCACCCCCGTCAACATCTTCCAAGTCAATGGACTTAATGTCTTCAAGGAAACGAATAGACAAGTGATTGTCAGAAGGGATGATATAACCTCTGTTTCGAGAAGTTGCATCTAAAGCACCACCTGAAGTTCTACCATTAAGTAGAGTTGGTACTAGGTAAACCCGTCCCCAGTCAGAAATATATTCCTGGACTTGTAATTTCAAGGTTCCGTCACCTACATTTTGAGTAAGTTGAAACGATGGTGAACCTGATGCAACATTTGTACGGGTCATGTCCGCAATTTCATTTAGACAATTTGGGCCACCTACTAATTTGTAACTAGTAGCGGATCCGTGCTGTTCAAAAATAGCCTGTAAAACTGAACGAAGATTGTCTTCGGTCATTGAACCTGCTGATGACAAGTCAAAACGAGAACCACTGACAGAACGATAACCTTGTTGAAGGCTTGAACCATAAGTTGTGGTGTTTGCAGGGTCCGTCCATGCACCTAACCCACTGAGCTTGTCACCTGCTTGACCTGTTCCAACTGCTTGGTCCTGGTCAGAGCAAATACATGCTTCAATATCTCTTTTTAACTCTATAAGGGCACGTGCTTTACTTTCGGTGTAAAGTGATGATCCAGGGCCTGCCACATCAACTGCTTCAGCCTGGGGCGAAGATGCAAATGTGCGTTGGATTTGTTGGATTCTGTTTCCTAATCTCGCACGATCAGCGGTTTTGTCAACGAATCCACCATCGAATGCCAATGGTGCCCCGTCAATTACTCCTGGAAATGAAACTTCTGAAAGGTCATCAACCATCCATTCCGTAAACATTGCTTTGGCCTTTGGCCCTCGTGATAACATTGCGAACATTGGAGTGGATTCCACGGCAGTTCTGCGTAATGTATTATCTAGTGATTCTCTTGCCCCTCTGACAGATGGTCTGTCTCCTAAGTCATATGATGTTGCTAATGGCATAATAAATATTCTCCTGTAAATTTTAAAGTTATGATAAAAAAGCGATTAATTGATCTTCAGTGACATTGCCTGACCCTAAAACTTTGGACTTTGATTTTTTTACTTTTTGAACGGGGGGAGAAACTTCACCAATTGGCTCAGTTGGTGGTGTAGGTGTAGCTTTCTTTAAAGGTTTTACTTCTTTGTTTTTTACTGCCCTGCACCCCTCAACAATTAAAGATTTTATATACAACCCGTTGGGTAATGTATCTAAAACCTTAAACCTGTCGTTTTGGTTTATTGATTGAAGCAATTTAAACTCTTCGGATTTTGGTTCCTTTAGGAAACCAAAAGTCTGACTAGCTAAGTTATTGGATTGATGTTTTTCCTGTAAGAATTTCATCCTGGCAGGTATTTCTTCATCCAAGCAATCTTCGGCATTATCTCTAATTTGCTTTATTTGCTCTTTAGAAAATTCCTGACCATTTTCCTCAACATACTCCTGACCTTCGTGCTTTCGTGCCCATTTCTTGGCACTAATTGCTTCCTGGCGAAGAGTTTCTAATTCTTCAAATGTTTCAACTTCATTAACCGAAGCAGATTTTGCTTTTTCTTCAGACTTTTTTTCTCGTAAAGAATTTAATTCATTTTGCAGTGATTCATAATTCTCTTCAGCACTTTTTGCACGGGCAGTTAATTTTCCCACCTGTCGTAAAAGTTTCTGTACCGATTTTGGAGTTTCCTCCTGGTCAGTATCGTCCTCAGATTCAACTTCATCCTCTTCAGTTTCGTCCCCTGATTGTAAAAGATCATTGTTCCCATCTTCTTCTTCAGTCTCTGCCTCTGATTCAGTGGCAACTAGTTCAGTAGATGACTCATCATCTGTTGGCTCACTGGATATAAAATTCAGCAAATCATCATTTGTGAGATTTTCGTTAGGCATGTCTTCTGTTGCAGTTTGCTCGGCAACCTCGATTGTATTTTCTTTAATCTGCATTTTAATTAAGTCGCATTCTTGTCTGCAGAGTTACCCCTGCCATGAAACTTAATTTTAACCTAAAAAAATAAGTTTTAGACTAAAGATCAGGAGTAAATTCAATTACTTCATCGTCTAGCCATTTATTTACCCCTTGAACAACCGCACTTACAATCTCGGCTTCATCCAGGTCTGACTCTTTTGAAAACTGATTACAAAGCTGAATGACCCCTGATTTTACTTGGTCAACTGGATCCACTTTTAGCACTTTCTATTTCCCGTAAAATTATATCCAGGACTGAAATGCAACCACTCGTGTGAGCAAGCAATTGGGGATTTTCCACAATTGCTGTGCTTGTTAGGTCACTAATATATGCCTCTCGGTATTTCTTAAAGTGATCGACTATAAATTCAAAGTCAGGTCTATCTTTTAAAGCCTGTACGGCCTGATCTAAATTATCCATTTGCGACAGCATTGGTTGCAGGGACATTACCAGGAGGTGCCCCTAATTTGCCCGTTAGCCCATTTCTTCGTTGTTGGTCCTGGAAGCTAATTTGTTTCATATAATTATCTAGCCTGGCTTTAAAACCTTCATCACTTTGAAGCCTTTGCTGTACATCTATTGCAGGTATTTCTTCGGTCCCCTCAAGGAATCCTTCAACTACCTGTCTTCGTAATTGTGTGTTACTATTCTCAGGAGCATTTACAACTTGCCCTGATGCAATTTTAGCTAAGTCAGCACTTGTTTCCTCAATTTCTTTTTGACTTGATGCCTGTTGAGGCATGATCAATCGGTCAGCCAGGTTAGGGTCAATTGATTCAGCATATAACTTCATCAACTCCCCAAAATTAGCTTGGCCCTGCCTGTCGTACTGAGCAAAAACTTCACCGAGTGCTTTTAATTTATCCAGGACCTTATCCTGGTCTAATGAGTCAGCATTAAAGGTAAGTTTAAAGTCAAACTGCTCACTAGTTTCCTCAAATGCAACCTGTATATCCTGTTCATTCCCAGTAGCTCGTGCCCATTGTTCAGCACCTCCATATGTTCTTTGCAGGTGCCAAAGTTGTTTTAACACAGGTTTCCAATTAGATAGCCACATGCTTACCATTTCCTGGCGAATTAGATTTGCCTCAACCTGGTCTTCATTACTTGTGGGCCTGCCTGCAATCTTGTTGGCAATCATTCGCATTTCATTTTCCACCTCTGTCGATGCAGGTGAATATGGAGGTATGTCCATAAACTGAACTTCGCCAGGTCTGCGAATTGGAATAAAACTACCAGGCCCTATTCTTTCAGGCTTACGGCCCGTTTGGAACATAATAGGTGGAATAGTTGACAATGATGCACGATCAATTCGTGAATCAATTTCAACTTTTATAGCCTGCTCATAAGGCTGTAAAATTTCACATAATCCCCGTGAGTCTAAAATGCGATGGTTTATAGTTTCCCTGCAAAAACTGGTAAATGGATATTTACCCTGGGCATAGGAATTTAATTCATGCTTTGCGTACCCGTCTAAGTCTTCACTGAAGATGGTGTGACTTATCAAAGGCACTCCATCTTCATCCAGTTCCCTTCTGTAACAACTAACCAACCTGATCAAACCTTCATAGTGTTCAATATCATCGTGGTTCCTGTGTTCAGGAAAATCTGTAAAGTCACTGGATGCATTATTTGACCCAACTTTTTCAATTAATTCATCCACATACTTAGGGTCAAAACCCTGGGTGAATACCATTTCCTTTAACGATTCAGGGGAATGATGATGAATGCAGTAAACTGCCCTGGCATTCTGAATGTCACTTAATACATTGCTGTCAAAAATTATGTCCCTGCCAATTTCATAGGATTTTATGCATGGTCTGTTGCTGACCATTCTTTCCCTGGGCACTTCTGCCTGCCCGTTTTCAGCCAGGTCTTTTATTATTTTATTAATCCGTTTCTTTTTTAAATTTGGAAATATTTGGGCAAGTAATGCATTTGCTGACTTATCTTTTGCCATAATGGCTTCAGCTAAATCAGGACTCTGTTGAGCAATTTCTTCCAGGGAAATTGGTGCGTAATACCGATCAATTTTTCTGTGCCAATAGGTGCCCAGGACTCCGTTGCCATACATTTGAACATTGTTTGCCAGGATCCCAACCTCTCGGTCAAATTCATCCATTTCGGACAAAGTCCATTTCATGTATTTGCCAACTAAACTGGCAACCCGTATGTCAGTCGGCTCAGTTGGCATTGCTTTTAAATTACCACCTGAAACTGCCCGTTTCATCATGGCAACATCAGCACAAATAATTTGGTCAATTAAACCAACTGCCTGGTCACTGGCTCCAGGCCAGGGAAAGGCATGTTGACCTTCTTTCTTATTAGTTCTGTAATTTCGCCCTGGCCAGGCTCCAAACCTAGTATCACGGGCGGTATCGGCCTTGTCCTTATAGTAGGAAAGATTACCCCTGCATCGGTTTAAA